GTGTGTCCTCATCTGTAAGGCGTTGTTTGCGATTGGGCACAACCATGCCACGTTCATGTGCTTCGTTGATGATGGCCTGTTCAGTCACTGCCACAGCACCCATGGTGGTCTGCAACAACACAGTATTGGCATGTGCCAGTTCATTGGCAAGATCCAAGAAGCGCAGTTTCTTGTCTAGTTTGCCAATCAACAAAGTATCTTGGCGGTTGTATTCAATGAATGTCTTGAAGTGCTGGTTGTACAAACTATCCAGAGTGCCTTCAAACTGTGTTTTACGTTCGCCCAGTTCGTATTCACAAATAGCATCCAGGCTATAACTGTGTCGTTCTTCATATGTGTACTTGCGATACAGTTGCATATAGTCCATATGCACACGACCAATCAAGTCATAAGTTTCGTTCTCGGCACCAAATCGTTCAAACACACGCTTCTTGGGCAATTGCCCCCACAAACAAAACTTACGTGTGTCATCTTTAGATAATACTCGTACACATCTATTTACAGTATAAGGAATATCATAGCCTTCGCTATTCCAACCTGACAGCACATCTGCATCGTCAATTAGATCTAAGAATGTTTTGATCATTTCAGATTCGTCAGCAAACAAGATAGTGTTCTCAAAATCTCGGACCAGTTCGTGTGCAGTCTCCCAACTTAGATGTTTGGGAGGTACAGCCAATGTGACCAGTTGATCTAGCCAGTCGAGATAGACTGAAATCGCAGTAATGGGATTAAAAGGGTCTGATACAGGTGAGAAGCCGCGATCTTTATCAAAAGCCACCTCAATGTCAAAAAACGCTGTGTGAAGTTCAGGCGCATCTTGGTCCTTGTAGTTTTCTTCAAGGCATCTAAAGATTGGATTGATGTCGCTTTCGTAAATTGGCTTATGGCTGTGAACGCGGACCTCCTTGCGGAACTCTTTGTTATTGCGTGTAGAAAATCTTGATACGGGTGTGCCATAGATACTTTGAAACTTTCCACGTGGATCATCGTAGTAAAAAATGTAATTTGCTGGATACTCTTTATAGACCCGCTCACCATTGCGGCGTTCTACAGTATGAATACGATCGTGCTCACGATCAAATAGTGCGTCAATATAACTCATCGTTCTCCGTTTGTGGCCGGTTAGCCATGCTACATGCTCGTGACGTGAGCGACTCGTTTGCTGAACAGATATTTATAATGTCTTGCCCACAGTTTCCAAAATAGTTTCAAGAGTTTCGTGATCTTGTTTTTCTTGGCCAAATGTGGCCTTGTGTGCCAGTTTGATAGCCTTTTTCAAGATAGCAGGCTTGACTTCCAGTTCTTCTGCCACGGCTTTGATGGTGTCATTGAGTCCACCTTGTAGTGTATCAATTTCATGCATGACCTGCATGCCTTCATTGATGATTTGGGTGAGTTTGATCTTTTGATCGCCGTTGAATGTTTTTGCTGTCATAGAAAATCTCCTAAAACACTATTATAACAGATATTTAGGAGATGTCAACTTGTATATGCTCTTTTGGGCCGCCAGGTAGCGAATCTATTGGCCCAGGCAGAAGCCGCCCACTCGGTCCTAAGGCTGAGTTTAGTGGGCCACTCTCTGGCTGTGTTCTCTACGACGTTGAGCACCCTCTTGTGTTACATGCTCAAGTATCTGGTTACGCACAGCAAATGCTGATTCGTTTACAGCACCGTACTTGACAAAAGTTTCGTCAACAAATTGTTTGATACGTTGCACATCTTCTTTGGTCTCAACCATTTGTAACATTTCTGCTACTGGCTTCTTTATTACCCTAGCAATGCGAGATTCTAACGCAGGTGCTTTAAATCCCGACTTAGCAAAAGCATCTTGTTCGTCTGGAGTTGGTTTAGTTTTGTTAAACCCTGGTCCGTATGTGCTAGTAACATTAGTAGCAGTTGGTGCAATTGGTGCTGTTGGTTTCTTCACATTGGTACGACGCATGCCCATGGTCTTTGGTGATGTTGACGTCTTTGGAATTGATGCAGTTTTACCAGCTTTGAGAGATGCATTGTACGCTGCCGCCACATCAGGCTTGGTTGCGCCAGGTGCCGAAGGTGCTTCTGGTGCTGTAGCAGTACCTGGATTCATTCTAGCCTGTAATTCGTCTACGGTCCAAGGTTTACCAGTAGCAGGGTTTGTACCAGCATAGGCTTGTCTTTGGGCTCCACCTGTTTTAGCAGGTGCGGTTGTTTGTGCACCGGGTTGTGCTGTTGCCTGTGCGGCGGGTGCTGTGTAAGGAATACCCATCTTGCCAAACACGCTGGTCACAACCTCTTGTGGTACACCTTGTTTGACCAACCATGCGGCCAATTGATCTGAGTCACTAGGCTTGCCGGCTTGATGCCAGTTCATCTTGAGTTTTTCTTTTGTGACGTTGGTAGTAAATTGGTGTCCAAAGTTGCTGAGAGCACCACCTACTTTTTTAACACCCCGATCCAACCAGTTGAGACCACGACCAATCATGCCTGGTTGGGACTGTACACCTGCACCACCTGGCATTGCTGGAGCATATTGATCTGGTAGTTCTGGACGACCGGGTTGTGTACCAGCATACTCAAGCAGAGCCCGGCGATAACGTTCAACGTTTTCAAATACTGTGTATGTACCAATAGCAGTTAAATTAACACTCTTGCTACAGCGACCAACGCTTTCGTTAAGTGCCCAGTTCAGTACCGTGGCCTTTTGATCAATCAGTTTGCTGGCAGGAATAATTTTGAACTTGACAGATTCTTGTACTGCCGCAGGTAATGTTGGCTTGGTCAAAATTTGCATTGGTGCTAGACCAGGCTTGAATTTTAACATGGCTCCGTCAGGACCTGGTGTGGCTTCTGGAAAACGCTTCATGAAGTCTGATTTCCATGCATTGTATGCGGCTGTTTGTTTGGCAAGTTCATCAGCAGGTAAACTGGAGTTTGGCGGTACAAAACTTCCATCATTGTTTACAGGGATACCATACTCTAATTTTTGTCCCAGGCTGTCAGTACTCATCGGACCTGCTTGGCTGTAATCAATTTTGGGAGGATTTAGTTGTGTCAATTGATCCGCAGTCATTCCCGTAGTTTTTAAAATTTCTGCTTTTTCAGCAGGACCAGCGGCAGCGTAGTCGGCTGCGGCTTGGGAATCGGCTGCGGCATTTTGTGCGGCATCAGCATTTGGTAGATCGAATTGAGTACCGCCTGCGGCAGCCTGACCTTTAGCGGCCATGCCTTGTGTAATTGCACTGTCGGGAACCTGTCCTTTAGCAATGTCTGCCATGGTGTTGGCATTGGTACCAACGGCTCCGGCGTAAACATCTGCACCAGGTGTTGCTGGTGGCAATGTGATTTGTTGTCCAGGGAATATGACATCAGGATTAAGTCCTTGTCCACCTGTGGCACCGCTTGCGGCGGCCAGTTGTGGATTAAGTCCAACCAGTTCTTGTACTGTGGTATTGTTGGCCTGGGCAATTTGACTCAAGGTATCACCCGATTGCACAGTATATGTAGCAAGTTCAGGTGGTGGTGCTACCAATGGACTTACTATGTTAGAACCGTCTGGCATGTCAACATACTCACCAGTATGGTCACCCATTTGATTCACATTGGTAAATGCATTTGTATCAGCAGGTCCTGTTTGTGTGGCTCCACCGTGTATGGATTGACCGGCTGCGGCCAACGCGGCTGCTCCGGCGCCTTTGCCAATAACACTGGATAACTTATCGCCTTTGATAGCCGAGTCTAGAGCATAGGTCAAGCCAGCAATAGCAGGCAAACCTGCACCGCCTGTGGCAAGACCAGCGATAGCAACCAAGGCGGCCTTGGCAAAGCCTGCTGTCTTGGGATATTGTTTCACAAGGTTGCGGTACTTGTTGATCGTATCCATCACTGCGCCTTTTTGTCCGCCGGCCAAGTTGGCCAAGGCATCAGTGGCTTGATCGTATGCTGTGTCAACTGCGGCCACAGGTGTTGAATTTTGTATGCTGTTGAGAACGCCGTTCACAGCACCGGCTACATCTTTGGCAAAGTCCAATGTGGCATCTTTACCACGGCCTGCAAAAGTGCGGTTGGCACCTGTGGACTTGTCAGTCATGCCTGCTTCGGCGTCGGAGAAGATTTGTAAAATTTCTGGTTCAGTTAGTTTTTGTTCCGCAATGTAACGACCCACACGCTTAAATCTGCGATAGACAGGATCTTCCATCAGCAGGGCTTCATTTAGTCGGCGTTGTTTGTTACGTTTGCTTTCAGACATGCCTTTTTTAGTATCAAACTGTGCAACCGGCTTGCCATTCACCATGGCCATGATAGGTGCGCCAGGCATCTTGGCCTGTACAAATTTTACACCAGGATGCTGTTGTTCAATGCTGGCCATCCAGGATTTAGCATCTTGTCCTGTGCCTTCTGCCACACCTTTCTTTGCGTGGTATTCATCTTGCGCTTTTTTAACACGTGCCTGGTCGGCACGTAGTCTACGTTGATCTGGATCCATAAAGTCAGGATCATCGTCATGACGTCTTGGAGTAGTACTGCCCTGTGGTCTTGGCCGGCGTGGTGCGTCACCAGGACGGTCATAGTCAATGCCTGGCAGGTCGTATGGACCGTTTTCTTTGAGAGGCTTGG